ATGCCACCAGCTACCGCGGTAGCGTGTTCAATAGCGCGGACCAGTGTACTTACCGTTACACTGTCGGACCCCTGTATAACCTTATTCAAGGCTGCCATGGCTAACGGCTTAAATACCGTTTTGCTTCCTGCAGTTGCTTTTTGATTGGTTCCTGCAGTTGCTGTTTTTTTAGTCACTGCAGTTGCTGTTTTTTTGGTTCCTGCAGTTGCTGTTTTTTTGGTTACTGTCTTTTTCATGGTTATCTCTCCAATTATCAAGGGGTTGCACGGGTTTTGTTTTGCGCTTGCCTTGTGGGTTGTTGAATTGCAAGGGTTTTATCCCCGACTTATTCAATATTACCTTGCCTTGATAATGATTTTTGGGGGATGACGCGGATGTGCTTATTTCAAATAAGTAAAAAGCCCCCATATTCCGGTAACTTACATTATCGGTGCCTGCATATGCGTGCAGCATCTTCAAAATGGGGGGCTATGGGGCACAGAAAGGGGGGTAAAGGGACGCGAGTATCTCTATACATCCCCCCATTCCCACACTACTCCTCCCCCTCCCAATAACTACCAAGTTAATAACACAGACTATTCCCGCTATTCAACCCCGAACCCCATATATCTGCCTCTTTTTTGGGCAAGGGGGGGTGTTTTGGTGGATGTACCCCTGGAATATGGGTTGGAGTCCCGTATTTTGGGGATTATTGGAAATGTAAAAGGTGTTGTGGAACAGTGAGTTAGTTAACATGTCCCACGGGGTGGGTACTGGGGTTTTGGATACCCTGGTTTGGTGGGTATTTGGTGGTGGAGATTGTGTGTATTCCCCCTGTCGTAGGGGGTCAGAGTGACGTAAGTTATTGAATCCCTTGTAGCTGTTCTGTTTTCAAGGATTTATGTGCAGGGTACTGGTGGTATGGGGGTGGAGTTATGCTATTAACTGGTTAACAGCAAATTATTTTGCCTGTGCTTAGATCCCATAAGCCTACGGGGTAGTAAGTCATAGTCCGAACTTCTTGGCGATCTTTTGTGCCTGCTCTTCGTTGGTTTGTATGTTGATCCATTTAGCTACTTCTTCCCATGAGCTTGTTCTGTGTTCTGATTCGCAGCAATTGCAGGATGAGCTGAAGTAGAGTTTCTCTTCTTCTCTGAAGAAGAACACGACGACACCGCAGAGGCAGCAGTTGTGTGACGGGATGATGTCGATACCTGCATCAATGGTGGCTTGTTTAACCTGGTCGGCTGTTACTTTCATTGGTCAATCTCCTCGAAGTTCCGGTTCATGTAGATATACAGCAGATGATTGTGTGTCCTCTTGTTCTGAGCAGGAGGATGAATGCGTCCCATATTGATGGGTCTTCGGTGTAGGTTTCGTCGTAGTCCATGACAATGAGCATGGGTGTATTATATCAACTGGAGTTAATTTGAGTTAATAAATAACTTATTTCGCAATAGAGCAGAAAACTTTGAATACATTGCGGTTTACAGACAGGGTAATTTTGACCCTTAGATTAGGTAGTGGTGGTAGTTCGCTCTGCTGAAATCTTACATCCTCCTTGCGGAAATATTAAACCACCTTCGGGTGGTTTCTTTTTATATGACACAACAAATCACGACTATTGACTGGGACAAGGTGCAGGAAGAATTCCTCTCGGGTACCTCTGTGGATGAGATAGCGTCAGCTATTGGTGTGGATAGGATGGATTTGTATGCTCACGCTGAGAGGGAGGGGTGGGTACGGCAGCTGATGTTGGAAAAAAATCTCGCGGTTCAGGCACGAAGTGCCTTGGGTGATGACGGGGATTTGGACAAGGCTGTAGACCGAGACGTAAAGATCCAGCAGGATGTTGCGGATATTGCTGAGTTGGCAATTCAGAAACTACCTGGTGTGGTGGCCTTGTGCACAAAGCCTGGGCAGCTGCTCACTTGCTTGCGAGCAAATGATGTAGCTTATGAGACGTATAAGAAGGTACGCGGCCTGACTGATGGTGGCATCAGTACAGAGGGTGATGACAGGATGCTGGATAAGGTTCGTAAGATCGTCGAGCGTAACCGTGCAATAAGCCTGACTAAGCGGGAAGCTCTTGCAGCCCCTGAGTGACGATGAGCTGGTAGAAGCTGGCTTCCTTGATCTTGAGGTTTACTCGGAGGCGTTTCTAAAGATTGCGCCAAAGGCTGGTGGTACACCGATGCCGTTTGTCTTTAACCGGGCGCAGACACACATACATACTGAGGTTGAGCGGCAACTGGCTGAGGCGGGTCATGTTCGGAAGCTGATCCTCAAAGGGAGACAACAAGGAGCTTCCACCTACGTACAGGCCAGGTACTACTGGAAGACCAGCACAAATATAGGACAGCGTGCGTTCATTCTTACGCACGACTCCGGGACAACAAAGCGGCTGTTCGCAATGACGGACAGGTATCACCGCTACAGCCCTGAAGAGATACGCCCAAAGATTGGGGCATCAAACGCAAATGAACTTTTCTTCCAGGATCTTGAGTCCGGGTATGAAGTAGGTACTGCAGGGAACAAGGCGGTTGGACATGGTTTCACGCTGCAATACTTTCATGGGTCGGAAACTTCGCGTTGGCCAAATGCTGAGGATCACCTGACGGGTATCTTCCAGGCGGTATCAGGGGAGCGGGGCACTGAGATTATTCTTGAGTCCACTGCGAACGGAGTGGGAGGTGTCTTCTATGACATGGTCATGGAGGCTCATGCGGGTGATGGTGAGTATGAACTTATCTTCGTCCCCTGGTATTGGCAACCTGAGTATCGCAAGCCATTTGTGAAAGAGGGTGGGATTCTAATCCCGGCCAGTGAAATTGAGCTAACTGAAGAGGAAGAGTTCTTCCGCACTCAGTACAAACTGGATGTGCAGCAGATTGCTTGGCGGCGATCAAAGGTGCATACATTAAAGAGTGAAGCAAAATTTAAAGAACAGTATCCCTTCACCATCGAAGAAGCGTTTCAGGCGAGTGGTCGGAGTGTGTTTGCCGATAACTGGCTCACTGATGCTTGGTATGAGTGCTATACCCCAGCTGAGCGAGGAGACATTCAGGAGACCACCAAGCGTTACATACAGCGATCTGATGGTGAACTCTGGATCTGGGAAAAGCCCCAACGTGGCAAGAAATACTTCATCGGTGGCGACCCGGCGGAAGGCTTGGCGAGGGGCGACTACTCGGTAGCTGAAGTTGTAGATGACAACGGTAACCAGGTTGCTGAGTACCGGGGGCATATAGCGCCGGACAAATTTGCAGACTTGTTGGCTGGCCTTGGAAAGATGTATCTGCGTGCAGAGATCATCTGTGAGCGGAATAACCATGGGCAGTTAACCCTATACCGGCTGGCTAAAGAGATCGGGTACCCAAAACTATACACCCAGGTTGATTTTGAGAATCAGGCTGAGGGCAAAGAAGTTAAGAAGTACGGGTGGTTAACCACCTCGAAGTCCAAGCCACTGGTAATTGATCTGTTGGTATCGCTGATGCGAGACGGGAAGTCTGGGATCAGAAGCAGGGTACTGGTAGATGAGTGCAGGACTTACGTAGTGGACTCCAGGGGAAGAACGAACGCCCAGCCGGGAATGCATGACGACACGATTATGGCGTACTCGCTTGCGCAGTACCTGGCCTATTCGAGACGTAGGCGCAGTCGTGGTACTGGGGGCGTGGGTTACTCCCCAACAGATGATATTGCTGGGTATTAAATGAAGAAGCGTTGTGCAAGTTGTAAGCATTTTAAGAGCACGTCCCGGACTCGATCAGGGATCTGCAAAGTGAAGTCAAGACGCACCACTGAGAGCAATCGGTGCGACGAGTACCAGAAAAAAATATGAACGACGATCAACATTTAGTGTTTGAAACACTCGGGATGAAGCTGGCCAAACGCTTCGGCGAGTGGGCGAGAGCACGCCAAGAGATTGAGGAGAAGTGGATCGAAGATCTGCGTGCGTTCAATTCTCAGTATGATCCTGATGTTCAGATGAAGATGGCCAAGAAGAGAGGCTCTAAGGTCTTCGTCTCTCTAACAAGAACCAAGACGATGCAGGCATACAGCCGCATTATCGATATGTTGTTCTCATCCAGCATGCCTCCTTATGGTGGCAAGCCTACCCCTGTCCCTGATGTGCCTCCAACCATTGATGAAGCTCGTAATATGTTTGAGCAGGCGAAGCAGGTTGTTATGCAGGGCATGGAAGCTGGTGAAGTAAGTGATCCGAATGCAGCCATTCATGATGTTATGAATAAAATGACGGCTGAAAAGCGTGACGCAGACAGGGTCATGGCGCGTGAGACGTGCTCAAGAATGATGACTGTGATCGAAGACCAGCTCATTGAGAATGGTTTCGAGAACAAGGCAAAGCGTTCGTTGCTGGAGATGTGCATATTGGGTACCGGTGCTCTGAAGGGTGCCACCATGAGGATTGAGCACAAGAAGGGGTGGGCAACCAACGAGAGTGGCGGCTGGGATATCAGTTTTGCTGAGACGCCTAAGCCCAACGTAGAGCACGTATCGATATTCGATCTCTACCCAGAACCCTATTCAACTGATCTTGAGGATGTCTCAGGATTATTCCATCGGCATGTCATGTCGAAGCACCAGTTCCGCGAACTCAAAATACAGGGGTTCAATCAGGCGGAAATCAATTACATTCTTACCTCATATCCAGAGGGATACCACCAAGAGACTGTCCATGAGCAGTCACGCCGAGCTATTGCTGGGGTCAGCGCTGTCGCTGGTTCCAACCGCCGGTATGAGGTACTGGAATATTGGGGGCCGGTAGATGGCCAGGAGCTATCTAACTGCGGCTGTCATGTCCCTGATCCCACCGTGGAATACCAAGCAAACATCTGGCTGTGTGCTGGACGGGTCTTAATGGCTCGCCTGAACTCTACACCTGGACAGCGTATTCCATACAATCTATTTCCGTTCGAGCGTAGCCCACACCAGTTTTGGGGGATGGGTCCACCTCGGATGATGCGTCACTCGCAGATCACAATCAACGCCTCTGCCCGAAGCATGATGGACAACTTGGCCATTACATCTGGCCAGCAGTATGAAGTGAATACTTCTATGTTGTCTGAGGGTGAAGATCCTACCGATATCTATCCGAACAAAGTTTGGTTGAGAGACGGTGGCGACCCTTCCTCCCCAATGGTACGCACCTTTCAGCCGCACAATAACGCGAACGTCTCCATGGGTGTCATGGAATTCTACAAGATGCTTGCGAACGAAGAGACTTCCCTGCCGCAGTACATGCAGGGGGAGGGCGTTGGCGCAACACGCACATCTTCCGGGCTATCTATGCTGATGGGCGCTGCGAACATTGCGATCAAGTCAGTCATTAAGAACGTAGACGACTATGGCATTGAGCCATTTATCACGTCTATGTACGACTGGAACATGAGATGGAATGACCGACTGGACATTAAGGGTGACATGCGTGTTCTCGCCCAAGGCTCTACCTCGTTAATAGCGAAGGAAGAGCAGGCGCAGAAGATGATCAACATCATGAGTATGACTCAGAGCGAGGTGTATGCACCGCTTGTAGATCACAGAGCAATCCTGACGGAAGTGGCGAAGGCTATGGAACTGCCGGCTGACAAGCTGATCAAGCCAATAGAAGAGGGCATGTCTGAGCAAGAGCAGCGAGCTATGCAGATGCGTGAGCAGCAGCAGCAGCTGGAGTTTGCCGAGAAGGAGGCGAAGATCGATAGGCTGGTTGCAGAGGCAGAGAAGTTCCGTGCTGATGCGCAGAGCATTCCTCAGCTGCGTTATGCAGAGAGCCAGAAGGATATGGCAGTTGCTCAACGGGCAGTTGCTGATATCAGCATTCAGCAGCGGCAAGCAGTTGAGGCACCTCCGCTCCCCAGTGAGTTCGGGGACGTTAGTAGCTCGTTAGAGGCATTGCCTCGTGAGATTGCGGCACAGGCGCAGTTCGCATGAAGCTGAACAAGGAAGAAGCAGAAGCAGTTCTCCATCTCAGCAATACCAACCTACGTAACTGGGGTGGCCTCATGGCGCACATAGATCGCGTGAAGCAGCAGGCTTGCAAAGAATTAGAAGAAGCAACAGATATGGTGAGTGTCGCAAGGCAGCAGGGAAGGATCTCTATATGTAAGGAGTTCCTCGCGCTGTCTGATCGGGCAAAAGCGATGTCATCAAGATGAATTACCGCCAATTGGCGGGAACCAGCCGAACCGCACTGATGTGCGGTTTTTTATGCCCAAGGGAAAAGCAAACAAGACCCCAGATGCCTGACCGGATAAGCGAAAGCCCCGGTTAAAGCAGAAGGACAAGTGGACCTTGCCCCCAAAAAAGGAAACTTAGATGGACGAAGCAAAGAGACTTCAGCTTGAAAAAGAAGCTGACGATTTAATCAGACAGGCCGCAGGTCAAGCCCCTCTTGAAGAGGATAAGCTGCAACCTGAAGTTGTTACACCACAGCCGGAAGAGACTCCCCCTAAACCCGTAGCGGAGCAGGACAAGGACCAGCCACCAGCTGAGATGAAAGACGGGCTGACCGTCGAGAATGCAGAAGCGAGACTGATGAATGCGGAAGCAAGCTATCAGCACGCACGTAAGCGTATGAACCAGGCGGCCAATGAAGCTGCTGAACTCAAGCGTGAAAACGAAAGTCTGTCTCTCGAAAATGAGATGTTGAAGAAAAGGATTACTGAGCTAGAGGGACGGATCGTAACCGCACCTGTTGAGCCACCAGCAGCACAACCTGCCGAGCAGACGCTGGATAGTGTGACACAGCAGTACGGGGAAGATTTCCGGCCTGTTGTCAATGCGTTGAATACGCAGGGGCAAGAGATGGAGGCGATGCATGGCGAAGTAGCTGATGTCAAAAAGCAGATGGCAGATATGGCTGTAGCGAAAGCTGAAGCCGAAAAGAAAGCCGCGCTTGCTGAACATCGTGCTGCGATCAGAGCCGGGCACGCAGATGCCTTTGAAATTTATGAGACCGCTGAGTTCCAGGGGTGGCTACTGAAACAGCCTCCTACCGTTCAACAAATTATGAAGTCTGGTTATGCCGACGATGTGATCTGGGTCATCTCAGAATACAAGAAGACTCTTACGCAGCAGACATCAACTTTAGAGCAGGCGCGTCAGGAAGCAGATCCTAACGTATCCAGCTTAGCAACCAGACCAAGTTCAGAAGGTCCGCTTCAGTTCACCCGTGAACAGATAGCGGCGATGTCGCTTGAGGAATACATGGCCAACCAGGAAGCAATTGATACCTGGATGGCTAACCAGTCTCAAGCTGCATAACTGAATAAGTCTATTTTTTTACTGCCGGACAGCTCGCATACGCGGGCTTTTTTTATGCCCGGCGCATTTATATAGAGGAAAGAAAAATGGCAAATTCATTTTTTGGGGCACCTCCCGCTGCGGGAGTGCAGAGCGCTGCATCATTTATTCCAGAGGTGTGGAGCAAGAAGCTCCTAGCACGCTACTGGGCTGAAGCTGTAGCAATGGGTGTCTGTAACACTGACTATCAGGGTGAGATTGCTGGAGCTGGATCCAAGGTCCAGATTCGTAAAGCACCTATGGTTTCTATCCAGAATTACGATCCAACTGATCCTACCGCACTGCTGACTTATGAGCAGCTGAAGGAAGAGTTGAATGAGCTGGTTATTGATCAGGCTAAGGCGTGGGCATTCCAGGTTGATGACGTTCTAGTTGCACAGAGTGATCTGAGCTTGGTGAACGACACTACCAAGAATGCTGCAGATGGCCTTGTTCAGTTCATCGATCAGCATGTTCTGGGGTCTATGTTTGCTGATGCGGCAACGCAGGTTGGTAGCATTGCTGCTCCTGTCATTGTTACACAGGGCGCTACGGCGGGCGGTTTGACTAACGTGCTTGAGCTGATCGTTGAGCAGTTCTCAGTCGCTTGTAATGAGAAGAAGCTTCCTCGTGAAGGCCGCTTCATCGTTGTTCCAAGCTGGATGGGTGCACGCTTGAAGCTCTCTGAGTTGCGTAACGTGAGCATTACTGGTGACGGTTCTTCTCCTCTGCGTAACGGCATGATTGGTGAGATTGATAAGGTTCAGATTTACGAGTCTAACAACCTTGCAATCGTTGATCACCTTGGCGTTTACAAGGGTGAGGACACAGCTGGCAAGATGCCTTGGGACGTTGGTTACGATCCCGATTCTCTTGCGACCTATAACGCTTTGGCTAATCCTGAGCGTTACAAGGTTATCGGTGGTACCCGCGACTTCTTCAGTTTCGCTACTCAGTACGTTAAGACTGAGGATGCCCGTATCCAGGGACGCTTTGGACAAGCGATCCAGGGATTGCAGGTGTATGGCATGAAGGCTCTTCAGCCTGACGCTGGTGTTGCGATAACTGTTGCTAAGGCAGCTGATGCGTAAGTGATATGGCCCCTCTTCGGAGGGGCTTTTTTATTGGAGAACGTAAATGACAGACCAAGTAAAACCGTTGGAAGAAGAGCAGGTTGAGGAGACAGTTGATGTCACCGATATGGATAAGGACCAGCTCGAAGCATTTGCAAAGAAAGAGTTCAAGATCGATCTCGATAAGAGAAAGAAGCATTCGGACCTTCTAAGGCAAGTACAGAATTTGATGGGTGATGAGGAAGAGAAGAAGGAAGAGGAGAAGCTGATCGTTGAAGTAGAAGCTCCTGCTCGCCCTGCATTCTGGAAGCATCCCCGTACTGGTAACGTCTTTGCAGACGACACCATGGTCCGCCGCGTCCCAGGGATGATTCCTTGTGATGAAGACGGCAAGTCCGTTTAAGGAGATAGGTAATGGCTTCAACACTGGTTAGCTCGTTAATTGATCGAGCACAGGTAATACTGCAGGATAAGACGGGTACAAGATGGCCAGAGTCGGAGCTGCTGGATTGGCTGAATGATGCTTACAAGGAGATCATTCAGATCCGTCCAGACGCTTACTCTCAGTCAGCAACCTTCAATTGTGTGGAAGGTACGCTGCAGAAGGTGACGACAATGTTCCCGGCTGCACTCACGCTGCTGGATGTTATGCGTAACTCTACTGGAACAATGCGTCCGATCACTTTGATTGAGCGTGACATTTTGGATGATCAGATTGCGGACTGGCATAGCCAGACTCCTGGTGCTGAGGTCCAGCATTATGCCTACGATCCTCGTAATCCGAAGGAGTTCTTTGTCTATCCGTCCGTTGCTGCGGCGACTCAGGTGGATATTGTTTATTCCTCTGTCCCCACTGCACATACAGTCACTACAGACGTGATCAAGATTGATGATAACTATGCGAATGTCATGCTTGATTACATGCTGTATCGGGGATACCTGAAGGACGCTGATTATGCTGCGAATGGCCCTCGTGCTGATTCAAGCTACATGGCATTTAACAACGCCATGGGACGCAAGGTGCAGTCAGACGCAGCCATGGTGCCTAAAGAATGATCTTTAGCGGATTAAATAATCAGGTGATGCTTGAGGTTCAGGGCGTTCCATCTTTGATTGCAGAGATGGAAGTGCGTATGGCCACGATTGAGTGGTGTGCGCAGACTGAGTCATGGAAGGAGGATCTTGAAGGGGTGGTGATCACAGCTGACACTGCCTTGGTTGAGATCTCTCCTGACACTGGAGTTATCCATCGTTTCTCCTATGTGGGGATCGATGGAGTTCCTCTTGAGCCAAGCCAGCCTATCCGCAAGTCTGCGGCAGGTAAGCCTACACACTACTGGGTAAGGAACACCGGAGAGATCAAGGTATGGAAGGTTCCTGCTGTTGATACAGATATTGAGATAGAGGCAGTTCTGAAGCCAAAGGTTACAGACAGATCGGCCCCTGATTTTATTTTTGACCGAGACGCTGATGCCATTGTTCATGGTGCGGTTGCACGTCTCAAGCGGCAGAAGGATACATCCTGGATGGATATGTCTGGCTCTGCTGCTCATTACGCGGAGTTCACTAACGCCGCACACAAAGCAAAACGCAGGAACAAAAACCTGTCTGGTGTGCGTATGGAAGTGAAGCCACGCGAGTACGGTTTCTAGTCCCGCTGCATTCGCAGCGACATAGAAAACTCTGAAGTGATTGCGTCCTTGTAGGGACACACAATGTCTGTGTGTCTTCGATAAGTCGCGCCTGCTTCTTTTTCAACTTGTTGCCAGTTTGTTGGGTAACAGCATTTTTTTAAAGGTATAGGAGAAAAATTGACATGGCTAAAATGTCGGATTATCTGGAGAACGCTGTTCTCAATCTGGTAATGAAGGGGCTGAATTCGGATGGCACAACTGCTGTAACAGCAGGTGCTACTAATTCAGCTGATCCTGAAATCTCAAACGCATCGGTTGAGTTGGCACTGTATACGACTAACCCCAGTGATCCTGGTGGTGGTGTTGAGTGTGCTGATAGTGGTTACGCACGTCAGACTGTCACCCTTGGTGCAGTGTCTGGTGGTGTGGTCTCTAACTCTGGCTCGGCGTCTTTCCCAGCTATCGTTCAGTCTCAGAACATTATCACTGGCGCTGCGTTCTTTGACGCTGCTGGCAATATGTTGTTCTGGAGTGGCCTGGCTGCGAATAAGACTTTGGATGTTGGTGACTCGCTCACCTTTGATCCGGGCGATCTGAGCGTGACGCTAGACTAATGATCTTAACTCCACTTGCATCCGGCATTCTTGGTGGCTATGCCGCCGGGAGCGCTTCTACAGTACATAATGGGGTTGCCCATGCTGCTGTAGTTGCATCTATGGTTGCGAGTGGGGGGCGGGTTACAACAGGTTCTGTAGGCTTTACGTCTGCAGCCACAGTAGTGGCTACAGGTGGAAGATCTACAAATGGATCTGCGAGCATTGCATCTGCTGCTTCGGTGGTAGTTGGTGCTTCAATAATTCGAGCTGGTGCTGTTCACCCTTCCGGGTCTGCATCAGCGACATTTACTGCACACTGTAATAGAGGTGGTGTGGTAGATGCTGCATCGTCTGCGGCGGTTACCGTAGATGGCGCAAAGGTTTCACATGCGCTTCTGACGTTTGCTGGCACAGCTACAATGACTGCCAGTGCGAACCAGGAGTCAAAGGGATCTGTTAGCGCGGCCAGTACGGCCTCAATGGCTGCTGACGGGCACAAGATCCTTTATGGTATAGCTCAACCCTCATGCTTTGCTTCTGTCGCTGCTAACGGCGTAGCGGCTAGAGCAGGGGTGGTTAGTTTGGCCTCGGGTGCGACTGTCGTTGCTACGCCAACCAAGATACAGCACGGCACAGCGGCCTTTAGTGGTGTCGCTACATTGTCGGCTGTAACAGTGGGTGCTCTGACGGCCACGGCTGCAATGACGGCCGGGGCATCCGTAGTGGCAAACGGAACCAAGAGGCTCCACGGGGCGGCCCACCCTGACGGCGCTGCTTCAGTCACAGTGACCGCTTCAAAAGGTGCAGCCGGTTCTCTGTCTGCATTAGCTTCTGGTGGGTTTACGGTAAGCGGCTCTGTATTACGAGTAGCTCAGGCAGCGGTCACAACGACTGCAGACTTTACGGCAAACGCTGCGGCAACGATTAAGGCTCAGTCGAGCTTTGATGCGGTAGCGTTGTTTGCCCCAACAGGCATTGAATACAAGAAGGCAGTTGCCCATATCACTGCAAGCGCAGAGATAACTGTTCAGCCGCGCATTACCAACGCAGTCATTATGAATATGATGGCCGCAGCGACAGTAGTGGCGAATGGTTCTGGGGTGAAGAGATCATCTGCTGCGGCTACTGCAACTGGGGCAATGGTTGGAGTCGGGCGGGTTATTAATCCGGCCGTGTGCCAGATGACTGGAGCAGCTACAGTATCAGCTTGGGCGTCAGTCGTGCGCTCTGGCGCAGCTGTAATGGATGGTACTGCAGACCTGGGGCTTGGTGTTCCAGCTAGAGTGGGTCATGTGTCTGCTCTGTTTGACGGATACGGTGGAATGACTCCTCTCCTGCCATTGAGCGGTGAGGTGATTGCTGCCGGCACTGCAGGCATGACAGCTTCAGCAAGTGTAAATAGACGTGGTTCGGTGGCTCTGTCTGCGGCTGCTGATGTCACACTGTCTCCGAAGGTTAGCTACTTCTTGGCTACAGGCTTTGGAGCAAGCAGCACGTTTACTGCCTCAGCTACATTACTCGCTAATCCAGCGCTCACTATGGCCGCAACAGTGAACTGCAACTTCGTAGCCAAGGCACATAAGAAGTCAGCGATAGCTCTGTCATCTTCTGCGAGCATGGGCGTTGATCCGATAGTTACCCTCGAGGGTGGCACTGTTGCGATAACCGCAAGTGCTGACATGTCTGCAAGCGGCCATGTCTTATCCCTCATCTATGCCAACTTCGCTGCAGCGGCAGGAACTACGGTTACATTTACCGGGAAAGCCGTGAGGGCCGGGGGAGCTATAGCGGTCTCAGGCACACCAACATTTGACGCTACTGCCGGAGCTGTTCGCAGCGCGGCGGCAGCCATTACCACTAATGCAGATTGCGTAGCTGATGGAGCTGTTGCTGCGTCAGGCGTTAGTGCATTTACTGCTACTGCAGAGACGTTCTCAAGTGGCCACAAGACAACACAAGTTCTGACTGAGCTTGGGATTGAGGCTGTATCGATTGTAACGATAACGGGGAGAATCATTGATTACTCTCCAGACTTTATCCCTCTTGATCGAATCATGGTTATGGAGTCAGAGGTTCGCGTCACCCAAATGAATGAAGAAGACAGAGTGACGATCAGTTAGGAGAGATCATGGATACCTTTAGAAAGCAGCCAACAGAGAGATTGGATTACGGAGTAAAGACATCAACCTGGATGGTGTCTGGTGACTCTATTACGGATACAAAAGTGTCTATTGATGACGGTGCGCTGGGGTTATCTGTCACTGCCAATGGATTGCTCGCAGAGGTTGCCGGAGGGAATACGAACTATCCGCAGATCTGGGTTGAGAACGGAACTGATGCTGTTACGTATAAGTTGTCGGTGGTCATGACGATGGTGTCAGGTCGAGTTAAAGAGCACAACTTCAAAGTGAAGGTCAAGGATATCTAATATGTCATACGAAAATAATGTTAAGGCAACCATTAATGCGGCAGTAGCGGTTGCAGCCACTACCATTCAGGTGGTCAAGGCAGTTGCTCCTTACAACGATCCACCGGCTGACGGTGGTGTCCTGGTGTTACAGGATGATATGTCTGCACCTACCAAGTGGGAGATCATCACTTACACCGGGCGCACTGACAATACTACGTACTGGACGCTGACGGGTGTAGCGAAAGGAGCCGAGAGCACTACTGATCAGGCTTGGAGTTCAGGTGATCACTGCTTTATGGCAGTCACTGCTTCGGTTATGGGAGTTGAGACTGAGGTGGTGCTTGCTACGGTTGCTCAGACTACATTAACAGATCAAGAGGACGTTCTTGTTACGCATGCGAGTGACCCTGATTACAGTCGTGAAGTTCTGGTTGAAGAGTATATCCCCACCAATACTCAGCTACGCAAGATAGGTAACGGATTTGGAGGGCAGAGTTACGCAGACACTATGACCAACTCCATCCTGAATCATGGTTCGTTAAATGGCGCATGGGATTTTGCTACATTCTTGCAGCGAAGCAATACAGATGCAAGTACCTGTTTCGTTGGCGCATCACCCTTGACGGCTTATGGCTTGGACGCAGGCGCTGGTTTTGAATACATTGTTGGTGATATGTATGTCGTTGGCTACAACAGCGCCGGCTTAGGTACTTCTCCGTTCTATGTTGAAGTATCTGACGACAACACTAACTGGACAGAGATCGGCAGGTTAGTTACACATTACTATGCTGCAACTGAAACGGTTGTTTCTATGAGCGGCCGGGGCAGATATGTTCGTATCACTCCAACTGCATACTCGGGGTCGTACGCCTATATATTCTGGAGCAACTATAATGGTGCGAATCTAGTAACTCCGTGGGATATTTCCAGACAGGCTCCTGTTGTATTGACGGCAACGGGTGATACCGTCTGCTCTGAAAGTGCTGTCCTTTCCGAGGTAACCTCAATAGAGCAAACCTCACTAAACGGAACCACTCCAACAACAGCGATCAGCCTTGATAACGGGGCCACCTATTCGGCATTTACGGCTGATCATGGGGTTGTAGCCGTACCAGCAAGTTCGACCACTCTGCTTGTTAAGGTGCATCTTGATGCATCAGAGTCGTTCGAGGATATTACCTTCAACTTCACAAAGGGCAATTCTTTTAAAGTAGCTGACGCATCCCGTTGGGAGGTCCAGTACCTCTCGGCTACAGAGACAAGCATTAAGAATGTCTCTGGATACTATCAAGACTTCAAGGCCACTATCAAACACGGTTCGCCATTCTCAGCCAACCCCGCTGCCACTCAAGGCGAGATGGAGACTGGTACTGAGTCTGGGATACGTGCCATGTCACCACTGAAGGTAGCTCAGGCTATTGCGGCGCTGGCGGCTCCTGTTTATTTCTCAGCTACAGGTGGTACAGAAACTACATACACATCAGGTGGTGTTAATTACAAAGTACACATATTTACCTCATCAGGTACGTTTACTGCTGAAGCTTCAGGTTCTGTTGAGGTGCTGTTAGTTGCTGGCGGCGGCGGTGCTTCAGGTGGAGACTATGCTACGGGCGGTGGTGGTGCTGGTGCGGGTGGGTTACTTACAAGTTCATTAAGCGTAACGGCCCAAGGCTACCCTATTGTTATCGGTGCAGGAGGTACTGGTACTTCGGGTAGGTCAGTTAGAGCTGGGCAAGCTGGTTCATCAACAGGGTTTTCATTAACTGCAATAGGAGGCGGTGCTGGGGCATCTCATTCAGACAATACGGCACAATCTGGCGGGTCTGGTGGTGGAGGCGCTCACCTCCTGCACCATTCAGTACATCCAGGAGGTGCTGGTACTTCTGGACAAGGTAACGCTGGCGGTGCTGGTACTGATTCTAGGACTGGCGGCGGTGGCGGTGGAAAGGGCAGTGTGGGAGCTGCTGCTACAACTTCACAAGCAGGTGCAGGCGGTCATGGGCAGTCATCTACCCTTAGAACAGGTTCTAGTATAAATTACGCTGGTGGAGGGGGTGGTGGTGCTTCAGACTGGAACGACCCACCCGCAGGTGGTCGTTCCGCAGGTGCTGGCGGTTCTGGCGGTGGTGGTGCTGGTGGTCACTCCTCAGGCGCAAATGCTTCGGTTAAAGGCATAAACGGTGCGACTAGCACAGGTGGTGGCGCTGGTGGTTCGGCTCACAATGGTAGTTCTTCTAGTGCTACTAGCTTAGTTGGTGCAAACGGTGGCTCAGGCATAGTAATCATTCGCTACGCAGTTTTTTAAGGAGAACAACTATGGCACATTATGCAAAAGTAGAAAACACATTAGTAACACAAGTAATAGTTGCAGAAGCTGAGTTCTTCGATACATTCGTAGATTCAAGTCCAGGCGAGTGGGTACAAACATCATATAACACATCAGGTGGTGTTCATTCAGATGGTGGCACACCTCTAAGAAAGAACTACGCAGGAGTAGGATTCACATACGATTCAGTTCGTGATGCTTTCATTCCACCTCAGCCTTATCCTTCGTGGATTCTTAATGAAGACACTTGTCTATGGGATTCACCCGTACCATACCCAACAGATGACTTAATGTACTCTTGGGATGAAGACACACTTGCTTGGGTAGAAATAACAGGAGAAACATAGATGTCCGATACCAAACTTTGTCATAGATGCGAAGAAACTAAATCTATGGCTGAATTCCACAGAGATAGGTCTAAGGCTGATGATCGACACACATTATGTAAAACCTGTAAAGAGGTTGCTCAAAAGAAGTGGCGAATAGCTAATGACCGCTCAGCCTACCAAAAGCAGTATAGGGCTGATAACCGCGAGGAATTGCTCGAAGGTAAGGCTTTCTGGAGTTCGGAGCTGAATAAGCAGGTCAAGATCATGGACGCATTGACTGAAGAAATGGAAGAGGCTGCATAGCATGGCCGCTCTCAAGACAGCAAAGAAGTATCACCCTTGGTACTGGTACATGAAACTACGTGGTTTTGAGGGCTTCATGACGTTCTGGGGCAGTGTCTATGCCATGCCTAGCTGGGAGAATAACCCCACGCTGATTGCTCATGAGATGGAGCACGTAAGACAGCTCAAAGAACATGGAGTTATCTCGTTCCACATTATCTACCTCCATTACAACTGGGTACATGGTTACTGGAACAACCCGTTTGAGGTGCTGGCGCGTAAAGCAGCAGGGGATACACGAACAGAAGAGGATTGGGATGGCAGAGATCGCAGCTCTGCCGATGTGCGCGTGGGTATTGTTATCGTTTTGGCTGTGCTTGCTTTGTTGTTTGTCTAAGGAAGGGATTATGAGTGAAGGCACCAGAAGCACCGGAAAACAGTACCAACCATCCAGCAGTTGACAAGTTCTTCGGCAAGGTGGAATCAACCTTCGAGCATCTTCTGGAGATAACGAAGGACGTTGTTGAACGGGAGACAGTAATAACGCTGTTTAGTAAATACGACAGCTTGAAGGATGAAATAGCGGCAAACACTCAAGAGCTGGAGAGTGCTAGATCATCAAGGCGTACAGCCAGATGGATATTAAACGGTATCGGCGCTTTCTTGATACTTGCGGCAACAATAACCACTACATTGGTAGTGAGGGATATAGATAAAGAAGAGGCTATAGAGAAAGCTAAACGCAAAGAGTTGACCGATTACTTTAAGCGCATAGACCAACTGGAATCTAGGTCGATAGTGATTGAACTAGAGCATAAGAACGAGAAAATTATTATTGAGTCGATGGCAAATGAGCTTGAGGCGCTGGTAGAGTCAATGGACAGCTGGAGGTAATACTGATGGAACGAGGATCGAAAAAATGACACCAATTTACTTAATAGGGTTCTTCACAATGGCATTTATGGCTATCTCAATTGGTCTTTTCTACTTACGATGATGGGCTATTTAATCATAATACCTGCCGCGATTGCCCTTGTAGTGATTATATATTGCACATGGTATGGCGCAGAAAAATGTGATGAGTGATTTCAAATGCCATATTTGCGGATTAATGATTCTGTATGACTATGAAGGACGACAAGCTACACGATGTGATCACCACCCTCTTGGCCCGATTGTTAGGGTCACTGCTAATAATTCTGTGGATTACTTTCATCGTGGTACTAATGAGCGGATGTACCCTCGCACCGAAAGAGATGACGGCTGTTGTGGAGATCGGTGAGGGATGGAGTGACGCTACTTACGATGTATGGAGAGTGAGATGAACGACAAAAGAATTATTGAGCAGGACCACGGGACCATTGAAGGGCATGAGGGGTTCTAATGAGTCCCGTAATCATAGGTGCTTGCCAGTGGTTTATCTACATTGATGTAGAGATACTGATATGCGTGGTGTAATTACATTCGCACTGATTCTATCCTTGACCGGTTGCATCGGCATGAAGGATGTTGGTGAAGAGATTGGTGAGACCAGCATAGTTTCGGGCACCACTGCGCTGTCGGTATGGCTTTGCAGCATCATTAGCTACAACCCTGTGATCTGTGGTGCAGCCGGTGCAGCAGTGGGAGACCGGCTGGCAGAGGTTGCTATCTCGGAAGACTCTCGTGTTCCCAAAACAAAATTGGAAGCGATCTTCTTTCTTGTCGAAGACGTGATCCATTTCATTATCACTGGAGTTGTGCTGACTGTTTTGATGTTGATCTATACCGGTAGATTTTTGCAGCACCCAGGACGCAAGAATGAGAGAGCAAAACTGGATGAGCGGTACCGTGCCAGAGAGCACATGCAGCAAGAGACGATCAAGCTACTGACTGATCGAATGAAGTCTAACGAGCGGCAGTCAACAACACAGAGTGAGCCATGAAGATTAGTATCGATACCTTTGGTGGTGAAGCTCCTGCAGTTGCTCCACGTCTATTGAAAAATGCACAGGCGCAGATCGCCAAAGATGTAGACATCAGTAACGGTAATCTTGTCCCCTGCAAGGTGAGCGCTTCAGCTGTAGCTACCCTTACGGCGAACCCGGTTAAGACTGTCCATAAATTCAATGCATCCGGTGTTGCGCAATACTGGTTTGAGTGGGACAAGGATGTGGACGTTGTTAAGGGCGCGGTCCCCAACGACACGATAGAGAAGACATACATTACCGGTGATGGTAAGCCAAGGATGACGTTCTCTTCTATAGCAACTGCATCTTTGCCGTACCCATCTAACTCCTATCTGCTTGGCGTGCCTGCTCCTTCACAGGCTCCTTTGGTGAGCGTGGGGAATGGGGCAGTAGGTGCCACTGGATTCGCGGGAACCTTGACGCTGGATGAGAATCTCGGTATCTCAGCGGCGAGCATTACCACTGGAGGCACCGGATATGACGGTGTGCTGGCGGTTGCCGTTACCGATAATGTTCCGGCTCTTGCCAATATCCCTGTCTCTACTGAGGGAGGGGTTATTACAAGTATTGGTACACTTCCTGACCTCTCTGCCTTTAAAGAGGATAGAGCGAAGCTGGTGATTACGGACTCACTGGGCTATGGACATGGCGCTGTCTTTGAGATGGTATGGAGTCTTGGCGTTCTTACCGGGGTCACCCTGACAGAGGGGGGATCTGCTTACCCATCCGGCGTAGTGGTTCATGTTGAAGCGATCCCAGGATCAGGTGCAAACCTGCAGGCTGTTGCAACGGCGGGTGTTGTGGATGACATCGTTATCGTTAAGGCAGGAACCAATTACTATAACCCCTCTTATGATATTACTTCCTCTGACGGTATCGACAGCAACAGTCTTCCGATTAGCCGAACCTATGTGTACACCTACATCACAAATCAGGATGAGGAAGGGCCGCCTTCTCCACCCAGTACAATTGTTGAATGGTATGAGGGGCAGGTAATCAGCGTTGATATCCCTGAAGCAACTCCGACTGGAAACTATGACATCAAGGGGGTGCGGGTATACCGTTATGCTGATGGCTCCAGCGCAGCTGACTTCGTGCTGGTTGATTTCTTGTCTCTAGGTGTCAGCAATCTGCAGGATGATGTCCTGGATATCAATCTCCCCGGCGGCACTCTGGTCAGTCTTGAGTACGATCCTCCTAATGAGGATATGGTGGGCTTGGTGAGTATGGCCAATGGGATGATGGCTGGATTCTTTGGTAAGGAAGTTTGCCTCTGTGAGCCATATCTCCCCTACGCATGGCCTGTAAAGTATCGCCATACGGTTGATTTTGAGATTGTTGGATTGGGCGTTATGACCAATGGGATTGTTGTTCTTACCACTGGGCAGCCCTATCTGATTAGAGGTACTCACCCATCTAATATGGTGATGGAGCCTATCGACGAAGATCAGGCGTGCATATCGAAGAGGTCTGTCGTTTCCAAGGGTGGATCAGTTGCATACGCCTCGCCAGATGGTCTGATTTCGATCTCGCCCAACGGCACAAAGAATCTTACCAAAGATCTTCTGACTCGGGCGCAGTGGAATGCCTTGAATCCGTCAACCATGATTGGTATCTATGATGAGGGCAATTATGTCTGCTGTTATGACGCAGGCAGCTTTGTCATAGGGGAGGATGGACTCACGTTCAGATCTGTCATTGCGACTGCTTTGTTCAGGGATAAGCTGGAAGATCGTCTCCTGTATGGGGTGGGTAATGAGCTTCGCGCCTGGAATCAGGGGGCGCTTGCCGGAGGGCAGTGGAAGTCCAAGAAGTTTATGCTTCCTAAGCCTGTCAATTTTGGTGCCTTCCAGGTGAGTGGAACAGGATCTGTCACGGTGAAGGTTACGGCAGATGGTGTCGAAAGATTTAATGACACCGTGACGTGTGATGATAGCCATCGTCTACCAGACGGATTCCTTGCAAGAGAGTGGGAAATTGAAGTGAGTGACTTTGAAGAGATCTATGGTGTTGAAGTCGCCAATACGATTACGGAGCTGCAGTCATGAGTTTGCCTAATGTTCCACCGGGGCTAGATCATGGATTGACCACGTTCCTGAATCAGTTGAGGGAGTCGCTTGGCTCTGGCAACTATGGTGGGTCATCTACTACTTCTGTGCAGGGAGTTAATAGTGGTCGCTCAGTTGCCGGCGGATCAAAGTATGTCCCTGGTGGAGGGGGGAATCCAACCGGGGCACCTGTTACCAATTCAACCGGGGTAAAGCCGCCTGTAGTAAATGGTCTGGAGACGCATGTGAGCCTGAGTGCCGTCATGATTACATGGGAATTCCCTGTGTATGGCAATCACTCTGTGGTGCAGGTATTCAGAAGTGCTGACAACAATACGGCGAATGCTGTTTTGATCGGTAGCTCCACGCATACTATGTATGTTGACAGCAATATCGTCTGGGATTCTGACTACTTCTATTGGGTTAAGGCGGTTAGTAGTGAGGGGTTGATTGGTGCATTTAATGCCGTTGATGGTATTCAGGCCCACACCAGCATGGGTCCAGATCATGTGCTTGCTGTTTTAAATGGGGCGCTTGATCGTTCGCAGTTGGCCCAGGCTCTGATAACCGAGCTGGACAATATTGACACAGCAATCAATGGGCTGGATGAGACGTATGGTGACACTACTGCGGCTGCCGTATCTGCCTCGCAAGCGGCTGCAAGTGCTGCCACTGCTGCGCTTGAGTCTGCAGACGCTCTTATCTCTCAGATTGCTGCTGAAGCTGCTGCTGGTCAAGGGTACTGTACAAACTCAGGAGGTACACGCCTCCCTGCATTTACTGATCAAGTAGCCTGTTTACTGGATAACGGTACCAATATTTGGAAGGTAGGCGCAATGGCGAGCGCTGATAACTCTGCCAACTCGGCATCTGCTGCCTCCGGGTCTGCAACTGCTGCATCTGATCAGGCTGCTGCCTCTGCCGCATCTGCTGATAGTTCATCAACTTCTGCTGCCGCTGCCGCTGCGCAAGCTGCTACTGCTGCGACCTCTGCCGTTGGAGCTGCAACTTCTGCTCAGACTGCTGCGTCCAGTGAGTCGGACGCAATCCTTGCAGAGTCTCGTTCAGTACAGGCAAGCATAGCGTCTGAAGCTGCTGCTGGGGTGGGGTTTTGTAAGAGTTCCGGCGGTGATTCTCTTGTTGCGTTCACTGATTCTGTGTCGTGCCTGGCTGACGATCCAACCAATGTATGGGCTGATGGGTCTGAGGTTAGTGCAGGTAATGCCGCAACGTCAGCAAGTGCGGCATCGACTTCAGCTTCTCAGTCTGCAGCTTATGAGACGGGTAGTGCATCCTATGCTGCTGCCGCAGAGACATCAAAGACTGCTTCAGAGACAGCCGCAGCCAATGCAGGTGTGTCAGAAACGAACGCAGCAAGTTCAGCAACGAGCGCATCTGGTTCTGCATCCAATGCAAGCTCATCTGAAACAGCAGCTGCAGCTTCAAAAACCAATGCTGGAGACAGTGCTGTCGCCGCATCTACGTCCGAGTCTAATGCTGCAACCTCTGCCACTAATGCCGGTACCTCAGCAACGTCAGCGGAGGCGCATAAGGTTTCAGCGGAGACGGCTGCTACCAATGCTGGGACAAGTGCAACGGCAGCGGCAACCAGCGCATCTAATGCGTCCGCGTCTGAGACGGCCGCAGGAAGCTCAGCCAGCGCCGCTGATACGTCTGCTACTACTGCTACCACTCAAGCCTCGAACGCTGGAGCGTCAGCCACTCAAGCAGCCTCATCAGCGACCAGTGCGGGGGTATCTGAATCCATCGCATCTACATCCGAATCAAATGCGGCAACCTCAGAAACGAACGCTGGGGGTAGTGCAACGGCAGCCTCTAACTCTGCATCAGCTGCTGCTACGTCAGCCGGTGATGCCGGAACATCTGCCTCTGCAGCTGAGACGCATAAGATTGTTGCCCAGTTGGCGGCGAGAGGCGGTTACTGTACGCTGTTCAGTGACGGCAGTGTGTCACCAACTTTGCTGACTGAAGTGAACTGTCTCGCCGATAATACCAGCAATACCTGGACTCCAAGCGCAGAGGATAGCGCAGCAGCCTCAGCAGTTAGCGCCAGTAGCGCCTCGTCATCTGAGACGCTTGCCGGGCAACATGCAAGTGCTGCAGCAACAGCCAAAACTGAAGCTGAAACTGCTCAAGGGGCAGCATCCGCATCAGCCACTCAAGCAGCCTCATCAGCCACGAGCGCATCTGGGTCCGCATCTAACGCATCTGCATCCGAATCAAATGCAGCAACCTCAGAAACGCACGCTGGGGGTAGTGCAACGGCAGCTTCTAGCTCTGCATCAGCTGCTGCTACGTCAGCCGGTGATGCCGGAACATCTGCCTCTGCAGCTGAGACGCATAAGATTGTTGCCCAGTTGGCGGCGAGAGGCGGTTACTGTACGCTGTTCAGTGACGGCAGTGTGTCACCAACTTTGCTGACTGAAGTGAACTGTCTCGCCGATAATACCAGCAATACCTGGACTCCAAGCGCAGAGGATAGCGCAGCAGCCTCAGCAGTTAGCGCCAGTAGCGCCTCGTCATCTGAGACGCTTGCCGGGCAACATGCAAGTGCTGCAGCAACAGCCAAAGCTGAAGCTGAAACTGCTCAAGGGGCAGCATCCACATCAGCCACTCAAGCAGCCTCATCAGCCACGAGCGCATCTGGGTCCGCATCTAACGCATCTGCATCCGAATCAAATGCAGCATCATCTAAGGATTCGGCAGGGGAGGTTGCGGCTGCCGCTGCAAGCAGCGCATCCACAGCATCTACAAAGGCTACTGAGGCGTCGAATAGCGCAACCGCAGCAGCGGCATCCGAGACAAAGGCTGAGCTTCTGGCAACTGCAGGGTATTGCCGAAATATAGCAACTCAAAACCTGGAGTCTTCGTACACCATTGAGGCGTCATGTATAGTAGACCCCGGAAGGGAATGGATACCGGGTGTTGCTGCAAGCACGTCAGCGGCTGCAACTCATGCAGATAGCGCGGAGACAGCAGAGAATAACGCCCTGACTTCTGCTGGTGCCGCCTCAACATCTGCAACCAGCGCAGGTACGTCAGAGTCTAATGCCCTAACCTACAAGAATAGCGCCTCAGCATCAGCGACAACTGCCGAGGGGCACGCAACAGCGGCAGCAGCTGACTTCACAAGTCTAACGGCAAGACTTGATAATGCCGGAGGTGCGGGTGTAACGGTTGAGCAATCCATGACTGCAAATGCTGACAGTATCGATGGGCTTGAGGGGCAGTACAGCGTAAAGATGAATGCCAATGGGCAGGCAGCAGGATTTGGGTTGGCTGTCCATAGCGGTGATGCTTTAGGGAGCGGTAGTGAGTTTGCGATAGTTGCTGACAAGTTGATGCTGGTCGATCCCGGCTGCTGGTTTTCCGCCTTGATTACTCAGCAGAACACTGCAGAACAATGGGAGTGGGAGACTGTTGGTATTAAGCATTTCTCCCCCCATCTTGTGAAGAGTGCAGCCTATACTTTTGAAGCTGACTTGCTTTGTGGTCCAGAGTCACGGTATATCTTTAAAGGTTTCGTGCCACAAACATACCCCTTTCAGTTGTCGATACATCTAACGGGCACTGACTCATACGGTACTGCCAAAACAACGGTATTCGATATCCCCTACGGCTCATGCACACGAGACCCAGGAAACTATGATCACTATACGATCTCTCATCTTGTCTCCCCTTCAAGCACAGATGTAACGACAATATCCACTATCGAGCTACAGGTTCAGGGTGACTTTGATCGATCGTTTGAAAAGATCTATTCTCTGAGTGCTCATATTGGTGGGAAGTTTGGTGTTCCATTCTTGATTCAGAGCGGTGTGACGTACATCAATAGCGCGATGATTCAGGATGCCTCGATAGTCAGCGCCATGATTGAGAGTCTTACTGCTGACAAGTTGGTGGTAACCGGAGGGCTATCTGCACTATCAAGCGATATTGGTACTATGACATCTGGAAAGATCCAGAATGGAGCTGGAACTTTCGTAATTGATCTTACTAATGGATTTATAAGTATTACAGCATGATTGATATTCGTCCTATTTTAAACTTGGTAGACACTACCTACAAAATGCGCAAGAACGTAATGATGAGGTGTGTTGACTTCATCGTTCCTTATTCCGTAGAGGATGCAGAAAAGTTTATCGAGAAGGCGTCATCGCCGACCACCATTCAGTCCAACAAAGGGGTCTGCAGTGGGGGGGCGTTCGAGCGACAGATGATTAGAGAAAATATTTTAAACCGGTATTCTGTGGTGAGACCTGTGTTCGTTATTATTGATCTCCCTCCTGATAGTACAGAGGTGCAATTCAAAAAAGAGAAGATTAGAGATATCCATATCCCTGTCCTCGGCTTAGCGAAATCGATCAACAATGTAACGTGCGAAGCAGAGGACTCGGAAATGATTACCAGGATGGGGCAGGTTAAATGTATACCCTCCGGGGAGTTTGTCGCCACAGTTAGCTTTGATGCTATATCTCCTATATTCGTATGGCTTGAGGAGAGAAATAATGCGTAAGTGTGCGTTGTTATTTTCTGGCGGGAAGGACAGTATTATTGCTCTGGATCTTGCAATGGGAATGGAATTTGATGAGATTAGGCTAGTATTCTTCGATTATTCTTCTTTTCTTTCGGACACTTTACCTTTGAGTTGTGTGGCTGCAATTAGTGACACTCTGAGTATGCCTCTTGATGTTATACATGCCTCAGAGAGTGGAGAGATCGTAGGTATGTTAAGTGACTACTTACTTTCTAATCTCTCGTCTGGTGATGCAGTGATGATAGGGGAGAATCCGGTTACGGAGCAGATGTCTGTTTTGTCAGAACTGCTGGTGCCAATGGGCGTAGATCTTTTGACCCCAAGAATGTCAAGAACATCCTTGTGGGTGGCTGACCGCATTATGCAGATGGGTATGATTTTACTGTCGGTCAATGGGCACTCAAAGGAAGGATCGAAGAGAAGTCGTGGCATATACCTGCAATCCTTTACAGACAATCCTTTATTTATGGACGCAGGGCATTCAGTTGTCGTTGCGTGCAGCTTGTATGGAGAGTCTAACCTGTATAAGTTTATCTTCAGTGAGCTTCAGAATACATAGGTGGCACTCAATGATTGATTACTATAACGAGATGAAAGATAGGGTTGGTGAGTGGTGTGAGATTAGGCATGGAAGGCTTTTGATGTCTGGCGCCCGTGGTGAGCTTCTCATCTCGAATTCACCCAAAAAGGGTACCTTATATATTAATAAGAGCGCAGGATCGTTAAGCATTATTCCGGCAGACGATATTCCAATTGGTCATCAATACCGTAAAGGGCAGAATGATTGCATAACTCTTGTGTTGGGATGGATTGATAGCAAGGTGGGGTCAAATTTGCTGTCAATTTATTTGAGTGATGTAGGTATGCGAGACCGGTGTTTGGCAGAAGGGTCTGTTGAGTGCTTCAAGGGAAATGGTTTTGTGGATGTGCTAGACATGCAGATTAATGATCTTGTGTTTATGAAGTACGGGAGCAGGACGGTTAATCATGTTGGGGTCTATGTTGGAGATGGTATGGTGCTGCATCATCTCCCCGGCCGATTATCTGGGCTGGATGCTTTGGATGGTTTGGAAATATTTGGCGGGATGCGATATGTCGGGCAGTAAATTCTATGCAGGAGCGGTCGGGGGGAGCGAGGTTGTGTGGGTGGGCGACTCGGCGATTCCAGATGGGAACCCATCAGTCACAACGTATGATAATCAATTGAAGTTTCACTCACATCGTGAGTATATGCACATAGCTGCTATCCAGACTGCCCCTAATATTACAGTTCCTGCACTCTCTCGCGGCTCAGTAACTTATAGCGATGGAAAGAAGTAATGCCTACCGTACGTTATCCAGTATCAGCTGTTCATAAGTTTGACGTTATGGCGTGGCCGCATAAACCGATAATGATGCTTATTGAATATAATGGCGTAGTTTATTCGGGAGGGTACGCAGTAGAGGGGGCTGGCTACCAGCACCTGTATTACCCTGCATATAATGACTCGACAGGGATGATACAGGTTATCTGTATTGTAAATGTTTTTACCGGAGATGCTCCGGCCGTGAATATGAACGGGCTTGAGATTATGGTTGTTGATCCGATTCTCCCAGCAGCTCCGCTTGAAGAGGTCAATCAACGCATCGGGGTGTATCCTGGATACTTTGTAACGCTTAATGCCGCTGGTGATGTTACTTTTGATAGTAGGTATAACTATTTAAAGCAGAGCGTCTCTCCTAACTTCTCTATAGGGTACGCCTATGGTGTTAATATAGGTGCTGGAACAGACGGGGTGCCTGCGGGGAATGATCTTCCTCTAGGGTACTTTATTGGGAAGTTTACGCATAACCCTCCTGCGTCAAGCATTTGGATCAACCCTCCGGTAGGTAACAAGCTGACGCTCTATGCACCTGTTGATGCAGCAGGTGCAGACAATGTGCCGTTGGACTCTAATTACGCAGGCAAGTTCGCTGACATATATGTGAACGCTGTATTTGTAATGTCGATTCAGATAATGTGGGGTGAGGACGAGGTGGAAAAGGCATGTTATTGTAAGTCAGTTGGTATAGCGCCAGGTGTATATACGTTGATAGACGGGATGCACGACGAGTCTGATACAGTTGAAGTTCGACTGCCAGACCTGTCGGCGCTAACTTCCGCATGGGGTGCCTTCTTCTTGGTTTCGACATACAGTGATGCGCTTAATATCGAGGCGTCAGTATGAGTCTTAATATAGCATCGGGGGTGATTGAGGTCTCCTCTCCTGCTGGAGATGTATTGTTTGGAACCAATACAGGAATGATTTATAGGGCGCAGAGAGTTCAAGGGTTGATTACGTTCTCTGGAGGTCTGGCTGCAAATGTTGCCAGTGTGCCTCTATCACTTCAAGATGGTGATCATGCTGCAGTCTATATCAACATAGTTAGCGCCGACTCTAGGTGGAGCGCATATAATACAGTTACATCTCTTATAGGGTTAGATATACCGCTTCATGTTCCGCTGGTGCTGGATGTCGCTAGTGTTAATGCGCCTAGCAATCCTCATCTGAACGTAGGAGCATTGATATGTACTGTTATCTCTGGGCAGATGGAGTTTAAAGTAATCCACTACGGAGGGGGTCATGGACACCTTAGTAATGGACACTATGGTTTTTCATTTAATTATGATATTAATGTATTGAGAGTCTAATGGTTATTACAGAAAGCATGGATATAGATGTACTAGAGTACCGTGAGCAGACGCAGGAGCGCACGTCTACTGTGCGGGTCGCACTGCAGGATGAGTTAGTTCCTGGGGTGTATGAAAAAATCAAAGAACTTAAAATCTCATTTGATCGGGTTTTCCCAGACATTCATGATCCTGCTTTAATGGTGGGTGTTATCTCTCAAATTGAGGCGCTTCCTGAGCCGTAAACGTAATAAAAAAAGCTGAGGTGATTGCGGTGGTGTAGCAGTTCATAATCAATTGAACTGCAATCAAAATGCGCCATGAATACTACAGCCCTGATAGTCCCGCCAGAAGAGATTGATACCGTTTGGGATAAGGTGTCAGGATACGTGCGCGATGCACTAAGCCATTCTCAGGGTGAGCTTGAAGTTCGTCATGTCTACAGCATGCTCCAATCTGGCGGCATGATGATGTGGATTATTGTTGATGACGATGAAGGAGCTATCGTAGCCGCTGTTGTCGTTGAGATCCTTTCCTACCCCATTAAGCGTGTATGCCGAGTCGTGGGGCTGGGTGGTCGTGGGCTGAACCAGCGGATTCACCACCTATCAGAAATAGAGGCGTGGGCCAAGAGTATTGGTTGTGACGCCATGGACTCTATGTGTCGTGATGCATTTGAAAAGATACTAACTCCTTTAGGGTACTCGAAGCAGTACATTATTGTTGGGAAACCGTTATGAAAATATATACCAAGATTGAGTTCGAGTGGGAACGCGGCCAATTGGCGGTGTCGCATGAAGAGTCGTATGAGCATGATGGTGATACTGCGCTGTGTAAAGGTGGCGCTGGCAACAATCATGTTGAGGAGTCACCTCATGCTAAGGAGCTTTCCAGGATCGCAAAAGAGAAGTGGGACTGGTATCAGCAGCACTTCGCCCCACTGGAAAACGAGTACATGGAAAACACCAAGGCATCTGGTTCGCGTAGTGAGTTTGATCGCGGTGCTGGTAATGCCATGACTGCAGCGAATAGTGAGCTTACTGCGCTGTCCAAGCAGAAGGATACTGAGATGCTCTCCTCTGGTGTGCGTGCCGGATCAGGAATGCATGTTATGTCAGGGGTTAACCGGTCATCTGGTGCCGGGAGAAGTGTTGGCAGGGCTGGGTCAGCTGCTGGCATGGGAATGAAGGATCGCTTTGTAAGCAAGATGGAAGGGATTGTTGGTATGGGGCAAGGCCAATCCTCTGGTGCTATTAAGAGTATGGCAGACATTACCGGGCAAGCGTTGCAGAAGTCTAAGGATGATGCCTTCTCTGCCTGGAATGATAAGAACTCTACACGCAAGGCTGTTTCTGCTGGACTTGGTATGGTCGCTGGCTATATGGAGGATGACGAATAATGAAAGTCTATACACAGATTGAGTATCAGTGGGAGGGAGGTGATCTTGTTCAGGTCAGTGAAGAGTCTCATGAGTACGGTGGTGAGGTCGCTGCATGCAAGGGCGGTAGTGGCAAAACAACATACGACTGGGAGGCGGCCAACCGATATGCCGCTATAAGTCGTGACCAGTGGAATGACTATAAGAAGCGGTTTCAACCCTTTGAGCAGGAGCTAATTGATCTGGCTCATAATGACGGCTCTGAAGAGATTGAGATGGCGAAGGATTATACCCAGTCCTCAATGGACGCACAGAAGGCTTCGGGGGAGTTGAGCCTCTCTCGTATGGGGATCGGTATGACCGCTGATCAGGCAAAAGCATCTGACAGGTCGTTTGGTATAGAGAAAATGGCAGCGACTGTGAGCGCCATGAATGATGCAGCACAACACGCAGACGACAGGCGTAATGCAATTATGACTGGTGGTATGGCAAGTCTGTCTCAAGCTACAGGGAGATCATCGTAATGGCTGGTGGATTACTAAACTCAGGGCGCAAAACACTTGATGAGGCCATGTATGGCATGGGTGTTGGGGCGGCAGAGAATCATAAGCGGAACATGCTTCAGAAAGAGATTGACCAAGCTGAGCAGGAGTCAAAGCAAGCTGTAATGACGAAGGGTATTGGCATGGGCGTTGATTACCTTGATGAGAAAGGAGGGGGGGAGATTCTTTCCAGAGGCATAACCAGAGGCATAAACGCCGTTGGTGACGCGCTGGGAAATCCGATGGGGCTTGGAATAACGGAAGGTAGCGCAAGCGCTGTAAGTAGCGGTGCTCAGGTAGCAGCTGATCTTGCATACGATGCTGCTATTGATGCAGGGGTTGCTGAGGCAGCTGCAATGGAAGCCTCTAATGCGGCGTTAGTTTCGGAGGCAGGTTCACTGGCTGGTGGCGCGGCTGGTGCGGCAGGTACAGCAATCAGTGCCGCAATGCCATGGGTGGCCGGCGCATTTCTAGTAGCGGAGTTATTCTAATGGGTGGAACAAGACTAAATTCAGGCAGTGATCCTATGGATTCATTTGCTTTCGGTATGAACTTCGCCAGAGATCGCAGGAAGGACCGGAGTGATATGGCGCTTGAGAAGCGGAAGATGGCACTGATGGAGCGGGAGGCTGCAAGTATGGAGCGGGAGGCTGCAAGTAATGAGCAGAGGAATGCCGCCATCATTGCTGAGTCGGCCTACAATACCAGTAAGCCGCACTTCTCACCGAACGACATAGCTCAGGCTGCCTTCACAAACGCAAGAACAGCAGCAGGAGTTCCGTCTTCTGAGGCTGCAAGCGCGAACGCTTTAACTGAGTACAACAATGCTCTCACTGCGCAGTCTGTTTTTGAGACAGCGAAGGGTAGGGATGAACACGCTGTAAATATACAGAAGCTACGCCGGGAGCAAGCTGGAAAACTCGCAACTGACTTCTTGTATGCATTCAGTAATGCCACGTCCCTAGAGGATCAGGTGCGGATTGCGGCTGAGTACGACAAGCTGGGGCAAGGCATCGGATTGCCTAAGGGGAAGTTTGCGGACATTATTGATCCCGCACGCCAAGAGGCCAAGCGAAATATGATGAGCACATTCCAGGCATTTGGAATGCTTAGCAATGGAGAAACGAATCTTCCTCCTGAGCTTCGAGAGAAGGAGATGGAGCGCATAAAAGGGGGCGCTATAAAAGCCTTAAACGTGCTGCAGTACAAGCAGCTTCAGAAGGGGGTAGGGGATGATGTTCAGATTGTGGATATCATTCCTGTTCCGGGTACAGATGGAGAGACTCTGGATAATCTTACCTTTGCTGTTAGCTATACGGACCCTAAGACCAAGATGCGGAAGACTGGCCCCATTACTGAATTAAGGTCAGCGGATAAGGGTGATGGTGTTCGGTCCTACACATTGGCTTCGATCATGGATTACCAGTCCGCTGAGGCGTTGATGATGGATAACGGTATCCGCGCTCAAAACCGTCTCAAGGATCTGACGTGGAAGAGTACGGTAGCAAGTGACAAGACTATTGCTAGTCAGGTGGACGCAATCAATAAGGAGAGAGTGAAGTCAATCAATGATTTGATTAGCTACTACACCACGCTTGCGGGGGAGGGTGGCATCAAAAACGTGTCTGAGATTGAGCGCATTTTAGATGCTCGCATATCGGAGCTGAATATTATCTTTGATCAGCGGGAAGATGATGTCCGCATGAGTAAAGCTCCTCACACGATCCCATCTAAGCCGATCATTAACATGATGCCACCTGCTGCTCAGGCCGCAAGTGCGGAGGCTGGTAGCGGATTAGGCGTGCCCCCTGCTGCTTCTCGCTCTGCGCCGGGCACTGCTCCTCCTGCGGTTTATTCTCCACGGGCAGCAGATTCTGGCGCACCAGCTGCCGCTCCTGGAGCTAATAGAGTCAGCGCTGGAATCGGGCATGGACGGAGGCCAACTGTCGTGGATTCTCAAGACTCACCATCTGGACGTTCTTTTGATTTTCTTCGGCCTAGACGTCGCCCCCCTACTCGCCCCCCTACTCGACGTCGCCCCCCTACTCGCCCCCCTACTCGCCAACAACCCCGTAGTGAGGTATCAGATCTACTGAAACCAAGGCCGGGCGCAAAATTACCTACATGGATGAATCATTAACAGCAGCATTACCCCTGGATACCCTATGTCATATATAGATCAGCAGCGTTCAGATTATCTTGCCAGACGGCAGGCGCGTAAAGATGAGTTGGTGCAACTACGCGCAGCAAGAGAGTCCGCGCCAGACATTGTAAAGAGTGACGAGATGTCGTTTGGCATGGGGCGGGGCATGGATGCGTCTGCTGAAGATCCTAATGATATCCAAGAGTCTAAGCTCATTATGCATGGTGCCCTTGGTGCTATTGAGGGGCTGGGCAAGGGGCTTGATCAGTTTGACTTTCTCCCTGATTTTGGGGTCGGCGAAACAATTAACAAGTTCGCTGGTGCTGCAAAAGAGAGTGTCTGGAGTGACATGAATAAAACGACAGCCGATGCGTTGTCGGTACCTCTTATCAATCAGGTTGGCGAAGATGATTGGGAGGTTAACCGGGACGCAAGCCTGTCTAATTTTTACGCAACAGCAATCCACTCCATAGGATCAACTGTCCCTGGGTTAGTGGGTGGCGGTCCGGCTGGGTATGCAGTAAAGAAGGTGATAAAGAAGGGTGGTAGTTTCCTTGTTAAGCGCTTTAGCAGTGAGGCAAAGGATCTTGCTAAAGGTGGAATGCCGATCAAAGATGCGGCGGATGCGGTACTGAATAAGTACAAGCTCGGTAAGTACAAGCTCGGCAAGAAGGGTGCATTCGATACGGCTGCGGATGCGGGGGGTAGTGCAGCTGGTTTTGGTACCGTTGTTGGTATGATGGAGGCTGGTTCTCAGGCGCAGGAAGTTGGAGATATACTGCGCGGGTACACTGATAGCCAGTGGAACAATAAGTCTGCCGATTCCAATCCAAAGGTTGCCAGACTATTCTCTAATGAGTACCACAACAATACGGATGATTCTCTCGACACCCCGACCCGGATAAAGATTGCACGCAGCAATGTGATTAAGCGTCTTGAGGGGCAGGCGTTCGATGAGATGTTTGCTACTGCCTTTGTCACCAGTGGCGTGGCTATGCCTCTATTGGGCAAAGCGGTCACCGGTAAACTTGGGAAGTCGTTCCTTGGCAATACGACAGCAGCTACAGGTCTTGAGGCCACGGAAGAGGGTATTCAGGGGCACGAGGGTAAGCGTGCTACCAATATTGCTTTGGGCCTTCCTGAAGAGCAGGGCACCAATGCTGCGGCAATGACTGGCGTAGTGAGTGGTAGTGTTGCGGGTGGTGCTTTGTCGGTTCCAGGCAGTGCGGTAAATTCTGTATTTGGGGCAGACCCTGAAGCGGATATTGATACGGGTGATCGCTCACATATCCGTCCGGGGATAAAGAAGGCATTAGATGATCTGGATGTCCGTAGTGCTGATATCGATAAGAGAAGATCTGAGAATGATGAGCTTCTTCAGATTCAGAGCAAGAGGGAGGCGAGTGCTACTGCTCTGCGCGAGCGGATCACCTCTGTATCGAGTGCGCTGGAAGATCATGATATTGGTACTGACAATATCGGCTCTGCCCAGAGTCTGCTGAAGACACGAATTGCTAAGGCGCAAGAGGGCGCAAAGGATGTTCTCGCTTCGGCAATGTCACCGCTGGAGAAGGACCAGATTAACCAGCCCATCAACGACATGATTGCTTTGCAGTCGGAGCTTGCTGAGCTGTCGGCATTATCTGGCACTAAGAAGTCTTTCTCTGCACTTGAAGAGAAGGCGCTCAAAGAGTCGCATGTCGCTCGTGATCAGAGAGAGAAGACTGCGACACAGGCTGCGGCACTGGATAATGAGGTAACGCTTCTGGGTCAGGAGCGAGACGGGTTGGCGCAGCGCCTCAGCATTGAGGATGCCGTGGAGGGAGTTGAGAAGTCTGACTTCAATATCATTGAGCATAAGGGTAAGTTCTTTGTTCAGAACCCTTCAGGCAAGCTGGTTACAGTCCATGATACATACGAGCAGGCAGCGGTTGCTATTGAGCAGGCAGCGGTTGCTATTGAGCAGGCAGCGGTTGCTATTCAGGCTCCGCGTCAGCAGAACGGGATATTGACTCCAGCTCAGGCTCCAGATTCTGTTCCTGTAGAAAGTAAGCAACAGCCTAACTTGGATACGCCCACCTATATGCGGAATGGTGTTACACCATCAGAGCAGGTACAGCCTACTGAGGAGGTGGCGGTTGATCCGTTATCTCAGAGAATCGCAATGCTTCAATCCTTCATATCTGCACAGGTAGATGTGATGAATAACGCGCAGACTCAGGAGGAGATTGATCAGGCTTCAGTTAAAGCCACTCAGGCCGAAAGTTTGCTCGATCTGTTCCAGACTGTAAGGGCGCAGGGTGGCACGCTACCTGATGCTGTTGAGGCTCAGCATAGTCAGAATATTGAAGCGGCAGCTGTAGCGAATACACCGGTTGCTGTAGAAGTAGAGCAGGAAGATACTTTTGATGGCCGCATCTTCGGCGAGGCTACCAACACATCTATGGCTGACGCCTTTGGTGTTGCAGCCGCACAGCAGGAAGCTGATCATGTTGAGGCTAATCTGTTCGAGAACTTGGTGAAGCAGTACCCAGAGAATATAGCGTTCCAGCAGAATGAAGTTGATTTCCTGGATGATTTGGATGACGACATTATGGGTGACAGCGTGGCGTTCAGTCATGCGCTACGTCCTGCCGGAGATATGCTGTACGGTGATCTTCAGGTGGAGTGGGTAAACACTGATATGTTCGCACCTGAGTTTTATATTGAAGACAACGGGAACGGGTTCTCTGTCTTTGGAATGAATGAAGAGGGCGGCTATTCAGAGATTGATCAGCATAGTGATATCGATACCGCAGCCCGTAGCGTACTGACAAGAGGTGCTACGTCTGTTGCTGTTGCAGAAACCATAGGAGATATAAATGATAGTCAAAACGCAGGACAACCAGTGGGCAGTAGTGTCCAAGAAGGGACGAACGCTGGGCAGGTACAACACTCCAGAGGAAGCCAAGCTGAGAGTCAAGCAGCTCCAGCAGATGAGATCTCAGAAGCAGAGCCAGTCGAAATAGAGCAACCAGCTCAGGAGTCAGTTGAGATCTCGGAGTCCAGCGAGGAGGAGCAGCTTGAAGCCCTGATGGAGGACGTGATTATCAGCTACTCCATGATGGGGGAGCAGGCAGCAACACACCCGGCATTTATGGCACTCAATGATGCTGAACTGGAGGACCGGTTCCAGGCGCTGCTGGCAGCTCAAGAGGTTCCGATCCCTGCTCAGCTGCATGAGGCCGCACGCAATGCATTCTTTGGTGCGCTGAATGATGCTGATGTTTGGGATGAGTCTCTGTATCAGGCTGAGCAGGGGGGCGCTGAGGTAGCGGTGGAGTCTACTGAAGGGGTAGTTGAAGAGGCTTCCCAAGGATTCAGTATTGATTCACTCTCCGAAGAGGTCCGGGCTGTTTATGAGGCGCTGGGTAAAGCAGGTGATCGTCGGGCACTGTTCGGTGACTCTGTTGTGGGTATCAATAAAGGGCAGGACGGTTTGTGGAACGTCACCCTGGATGGAATTACCCTTGACTCCTTTGAGTCCAGAGTAGAGGCATCTGAGGATCTGGCCCAGTATCTGTCGAATGATCATCTTGTGGATGTGACTCTTAATAGCAGGAAGACTAAAACCTTTACGCCGGACAAGGCATCAAAGGCTCGGATCAATAACATTATTAAGACTCAGGTTGTTGCAGACCTACAGATTACAGATGAGATAGATGCGCTTATATGGAGCGAACAGTATAAGAGCATCAACAAGCTGAAGGCAGCGGTGCTGGAGTTGATCCAAGATCCTCAGAAGCTGATGGCCGCCCCCAGAAGTTTGATCGAGATTATTAAAAGGTATCGCCGTCAGGGTGGTGGAGTTACTCGGCACGCCAGAAGCAACAGACAGGAAGCGCTTGACCGCTTTACTCTTGGGCGCGAAGAGCGTGGAGAGAAGATGTCTGAATCCGCTGACGATACAGACAAGGCTATGTCGTTCGTCATGCAGAAGAAGGATGGTGATATGCTGTTCTTCCTACGCCGCAGCGGCCCCAAGAACATTATCTGGACCACGGTACCTACCCGTTCCATTGATGGAGAGATCTTCCTGGATAACCGTTTCTTCTATGGTGAGAACGCAGGATCAGGGGTTAAGAACAGCAGTATCTTCAGTGACATCAAAACCGATAACGGAGTCTACTCAGCTCTTTATACGGAGTTTCTGAGTGGAGACTATATCAATACAGAGAAGCTGATTAATCTGTATGACATTGCTGATCACGCGAATGGTGAGAGCGAGCTAATCCCTAACCCAGCCTTCGGAATGGGGCTTGATGAGGTGCTCCGCTTTAGTGAGGTTGCTGATGGAGTTAACGCTTTACGGGCGGCGATTAAGCAGGGGGTTCTTGAGCACAAGCATAGAACCTTTACTGAGTTTAATCGTGACTTCCAGTCTGGCAAGCTCGATCAATATATGGACGGTCATAGCTGGAGTGAAGTTGAGGCCGGACTGAAGAGGATTGGGGACCGAGGTACTGAATACTTCTGGGACCATGTTGGGCGCAAGCTGGCTGACGAGAAGAGTCAGGTTGGTGTTCTGGGTGACCAAGGTAAGAAGGAGTCTATGAGAGTTACGTTTGGAGATGATCGTGACGCGGCTCTGAAAAAGCTGGGCGCAGTCATCTATCGCTACGGCAATCAGAAGGTCATCCCCGAGTTGCACGAGAATAAAGTGGGGCGGGTTCGTGAGATTCTCTCTACAGATGACGTGATAATTACTGGCAAGCATAAGGTGCGCTCGGGTGATCTCATCTTTACCGTGACAGAATCACGCGAGATGGAATCGGGAGGCAGAATCTACTTTGATAGCCGTATGGATGATAAGCTGGATGATCTTGGTGCGACTCTCTACTCTTCAGGTGGCAAGTTCCTGATCAGGGGCGTTACTGAGGAGAACATAGAGGCATTGTCTGGGATGATGAATGGCGTGCGTCTGAGCGTGCGGGGCAATGGCGAGGCGATTGAGTTATCCTCAGCCGACAAGCGTAAGATCACAACCGCTATATCGAAGGGGTCTTTTGAGAATGAGGCTGAACTTCCAACCGAGGAAGAGATCGCTGCACATAAGACCACTCTTGTTAAGAGGCAGCCTAGTGCCGTAGTTGCGGCAATTGATCCGCATCAACTCAGACTGGAAGAATTAAAGGGTGCTCAGCGAGATTACCTAGTAACCCATAGAGTCAATGATGCCTTTAAGGGTGATACGGGTGATGTGGCGTTCTCGGTATCCAAGAGTCAGTCAAAGACTCCGATCTCTGCCGCTGTTCTCGATGCTGTCATCAGTAACCTCCCAGTCAAATGGTCGGGTGGAAACGTAGAACTCATCCCGCTCTCTAGTGCCGAAGAGCTTCCAGGCTACATAAAGAATCACTATCAGAAGCGCGGCCAAGACATAGCCGATATTAAAGGGGTTATCCATAACGGGAAAGTATACCTGAATCGTCAGCAGATCACTTCACGGCGCGAAGCAGAGCAGGTGATCTTCCATGAGACTTATGGGCACCACGGTATCCGTATGCTGCTCAACACGACTGATATCAATCAGGGGCTGAATAAGCTGTTCGTTATGCTGGGTGGGTACAAGGGGATCAATGAGTTGGCCGGAAAGTACGGGATCACTCGTGAGATGTCTGAGTACATGAAGCTGTACAGTGGAGAGACTCGTGAGCGTAGGCAGGGGCTGATTGCAGATGAGTTCTTGGCGCACGTTGCTGGGTATGAGACTGGGAAGATTAAGCAGAAGGCGCTGGAGATTCTGGGTGCAATTCGTAACTGGCTGCGTAACCATGGCTTCAAGAGCCTGGCTCGTAGTATGTCAGTCACAGACGTAGCCTACTTGCTGCGTGGGGCACGCCGGGCCGTCAATGGTTCTGGAACTTTCCCGGGTAACAAGATGAAGATCAATGAGGAGATGATCAATCTGGATATGCAGGCCCACAAGGCTGCAACCTCTCCGCGCAAAGGTATAGCGATGTACTCTTTGCGATCTGATTCTGGCAAGTCTGGAGGCATGAGCGTTGATGCGGTAGAGTCGAAAACAGAAGATATTATTTACCGCAGACTGGGTAAGAAGACTGAGTATGAGGTTGTAGCAACTGAAGCAGATCTGCCTTCTGATATCCGTAGACAGGCTGAAGAAGATGGGGCGACCGGCTCTGTTGAGGGCGTATTCCATGAAGGAAAGGTCTACCTGGTTGCAGACAAGATGAGTGGAGACCTCCATATTGAGGAGACGCTACTGCATGAGGCGGCTGGCCATAAGTTTGGTCGGCTACTGTTCGACAATAATATCAAGCAATCTTACAACAAGCTGTTCTTGATGCTGGGGTCTAAAGGCGTTCGGGACGTAGCTAAAAGGTACGATATCGATCTTGATTCGTACATTGAGACAGGTAAAGGTCGGCTTGATCGTGGAGAAACTACCGTAGAGGACTATCGTGCATTCATAGTGGACGAGTTGATTGCTCAATTGTCTGGGAAAAAGGCGTATGAGACGCTGCCAGTCAGATTTAAGAATGCAGTTAAGGCGCTATGGGGACAGTTCCGCGACTGGCTAAGGATTAAGGGGTACAAGAAGAGCGCAGAGCTTACGGACAGTGACTTGCAGTACCTGTTGAAACGAGTCCGCCAGGCGGCTATTGAGGGCGGTTCCGTAGCTCTTGGTGATCGTCCGGCGTTTATGACGGCTTGGCACGGGTCGCCACACGATCTTGAAGGCTTCACTACTGGTAAGATCGGAACAGGCGTGGGTGCTCAGGCGTATGGCTGGGGGATGTACTTCGCTGGGAATAAGGAGGTTGGGGAGTTTTATCGCAACCAACTGAGCGAGTATGATCCAGGAGTGTTTAAGTTTGGAGGTAAAGAGTTCACGACTGGGGATTATCGTGAGCTGATCCCAACCATTGTCGATTCCGGCTACTCTGAAGCTGCCGCCGCAACTGCTGTTCAAGCAATCCAGGAGCACGGAGGCAATCTCGAAGAGGCTAGAGATTATTACAGTCTGTGGGTGCAGGGAGGGGTAAAACGTACTGTCGGTCAAATCCTAGATGAGATGGAGCTATCCAAATCAAAAGGAAAACTCTACCAGGTGGATCTCAAACCATCAGAGGATGAGTACCTGTTGTGGGATAAGCCGCTGAGTGAGCAGGGCGAGAAGGTTAGGAAGGCGCTGGAGGGGCTTGAAGGTCATGGGGCATGGACGCCAGAGGCGCAGGCGTGGGCCACCAAAGAGTTCCCATCGCTGTTTGAGGGTGGCTTCGACGCTTCCGTTCTGAGCGACGGCCAAAAGTCGATGGTGGGCCAGGCGTACCAGGACGAAACCGGACGCTCCCCCTTCGCGGGGAAGCCGCGTGAGATGACCGGAGAGGGCCTCTACCGCGACATCGCCGTGTCCAACCGCTCCGACCGCGCCGCCTCCCTCGCCCTGCTCGCCGCAGGCATCCGAGGCATCAAATACCTTGATGGTAGCTCGCGCGGCAAAGGCGACGGCGATTACAACTATGTAATTTTCAATGATGCAGACGTAGAGATAGAGGCAAAATTCAGCCGCAAACCAGAGTCAACGACTCCGGGCGTGGAGAATATTACAAGGGCCGATCTGTTCAAGAAGGCAGAGCGTGAGGAGAGTGACGATATCAGTTTCTCGATAGCGATGCCGGATGGTAAGCCAATGACTCAGGGCGCTGTTAACCAGATGATGGAACAGGTCATGGGGCGTCCAGCTTCAAAGTGGAAGGTGGGTAAGTTCCTTAGAGGGAAGGGTATCAATGCGAGAGCCACCTCCTTGGGGATGCTCACTCGGCGCATGGTGGCTGAGCTTGCTAAGGAGACTCACCTGGATTCTATCTGGGACTACCATAAGCGGTCACAGGATAAAGAGGCGGTACGGGTGAAGCGCTCGGATAAGGATGACCGGCTCTATAAGCGCTGGGTGGCTAAGGCCAAGAAAGAGGGTGAGGCATCCACTAGGTTTGCGGACATCATCCATACCTCTACGCTTTACCAGATTGACCCCGCCAAAGCCTTTGAGCTTCTGGACGACTCACTCAAGCCTAACTCTGAGAGACGTATTGAGTATCAGCGGATTCGTGCTGAGTATGATGCGCTCCCTGGATGGCATGACCTCTATAAAGAGTTGCGCCAAAATTTCACCAACAAGATGGTGGACCTGCAGGATTCCCTGACGGCTCGATTGACCGATACGGTTGAAGATGAGAAGACGTTAAAGGGGTTGCTGGGCGAGCTGAATAATCAGTTCAAGGTAATTAAAAGGAAGGGGCCATACTTCCCATTGGCACGCTTTGGGGATCATATCGTGATCGTTAAAGAGAAGGGGGATCAGGAGCGCATTGTTGCCGCCTTTGAGTCGGATGAAGAGGTTCGTGTGGCGGTAGAGGATTTCATTAAGCAGGGTTACTCTGCTGGAGATATTGAGATCAAGAAGGGGGAGCAGAACTTCTTTAAGCACGCCACCTATTCTGGGGTGGGGAGCAAGATGATTGATCTGTTGCGCGACAGCTTGCCTGATACGAGCGCTGATGAGCAGCACTTGAAGCAGGATCTGCTGGACCAGATGAATACGGTCATGCTCTCCTCTATGCCGGACTCCTCCTATCATAAAAACTTCATGCACCGTAAAGGGGTCAAGGGGTATTCGGATGATGCGATCCGGGCTTTTGCTCTGACAGCGGGTCGGATCAATAACAATATCGCCAATGTTCAGTATGACTATAAGCTGACCCGTGATATTGCTGAGGCGAAGAAGCAGGCGAAGAGTCTCCCCGCGGGGGATAAGCGCTACGCCTATGATCTGATCGGTGAGATCGATAAGCGCCATGAGAATATGCAAAACGCATCCTTTAGTCCGATCTCTGGGGTGGCTGGAGCTGCAGGATTTACCTGGAGCATCGGACCCTCGATTGCCTCCGCACTGGTTAATATTTCGCAGACCCCTCTGATTGCCTACCCATTGATGGGGGCCAAGTACGGTTTTGGCCGGGCCGGCAAGGAGGTGATGCGAGCCATGAAAGATTGGGGGCCAAATGGTAAGTATGACCCTGAGCTGTTCCGTGACATCAAGCATGGTCTAAAGGGTGACGAGCTGAAGGCGATCCAAATGTTGGAGGATATGGGTGCGATCAGTACCACCAATGTGATTGAGCTTCAGGGTGCAGGACATGAGGACCATCTGGCAATGGCCAAAGGTGGTTCACTCTCACGGAAGGCACATGATGCCATGAAGTTTGCGGGGGCACCGTTCCACTATGCGGAGGTATTCAACCGTCAGGTAACGGGGCTGGCTGCCTATCGTTTGGCTCGGAGTGATAAGAAGAATCCACTCTCTCATGATGAGGCGATTGATGCGGCACGGACCATGATCTATGACAGTCACTTCGACTACTCCTCTTCAAACAGGGCGCGTGCCATGCAGGGGAACTGGTTGCGTGTGATCACCATGTTCAAGCAGTATTCACTCAATATGTCTTGGATGATGGGGCGGCTGTTGCGTAACTCATTCACCAGTAACGTGGATGCAGAGACCCGTAGCCAGGCCCGGAAGTCACTGATGGGGATTATGGGTGGCTACGGTATGTTTGTGGGTACCCTGGGAATGCCTATCTCTGGCATGGTGACTGGAGTTGTTGAGATGCTTGCCAATGGCATGGGTGAGGAGGATGAGGAGTTTGATGCGGAGGCTTGGTACCGTAACAAGTTGACGGACGCGACCGGTAAGGATTGGGCAGAGGTTATTGCGCACGGTCCAGCGCGTGCGATCTTCCCCTCCATTGATATCTCCTCCCGGATGAGTATCGATCTTCTGGGTATGTGGATGCCTCGGGTGGATGAGCATGCTGAGGGGCGGGATATGGCCCGTAACCGGATCGCTGGGTTGATGGGGCCACTGGCTGCCAACCTTGAGAATGTGATCACGGGAGCTGCGAAAGTTGCGGAGGGCAAAACCTGGAGAGGTATTGAGATGATGATACCGAAGGCGTTCAAGGATATCTCCAAGTCGATCCGGTTTACGCAGGAGGATATTACAACCTGGAAGGGTGAGCGAGTGCTGGAGGAGGATATTACCTTTATGGAGCTGTTCATGCAGGCGGTAGGTTTCAGTCCCCGCAGGCATGGCGAGGCTTACGCTTATCGTAACTTCCTTACCCTGCAGAAGGATGCAATCCAGGAGGCGAAGACACGGCTGGTTGATCGCTGGATCCGTGCGGAGTCGGTGGAGGAGCGTGGCAATATCATGCAGAGTATTGAGTCATTCAATCTTCGCCATCCTCAGAAGAGGATACGGATTACCGGTGACACGATTAAGCGCTCTATGAGAAGCCGGAAGAGAAGTGCGCAGCAGACACATGCTGGCACCTATCTCCCTAAGAGCTATGACTACTTACGGGAAGAAGGTCGATTTGCCAACTTCTGAGGGTTGGAACTGGGATAGTTTGGAGACCAGGTCGTCCTCATCGGGGCGGTAGTAGGTATTTAATAGAGTGGATAGTTTGCGGTGGCCGCTGATCTTCGCCAGCTCCATTGGGTTCTCGTAGAGTTTTGAGAGTCTGGTGAGGGCGGTGGCTCTGGAGTCTCTGAATGTCAGTCCATTGAGATTGCCTTTGATGCGGATATTCCTGAAGTTGGAGGAGATCTGATCGGGGGTCAGGCGCAACATGGTGTTATCCTTTTTGACGGAGTAGAACTGTTGAACTAGGTGTTGCGCTCTGGGGGAGAGGGGGACTGTTCTCTTCTTTTTCTCCTTGGTGATCTCTTTGGGTAGGCGGATTCGATCTGGGAGTACCATATCCCAGGTGATCTTTGTCATTTCTGTGGAGCGGATAGCGGTCTCTACTCCGAACAGCAGGGCGGCACAGACTCTTGGCATCACCTTTTCTGGTGGTTCGTCTTCATGGTATCCACTGACGTGCCGAGCGACTGCGAGATCGTTGTCGAGGAAGACGATATCTCTGGGGTCACCCTTGGGGGGTTTGCGTACAGATCTCATGGGGTTTTTTTCGAACCACCCGAGGTCTTCAATGACGTAGTTGAGTACGGAGTTGAGTACGGTCCACTCTCTAAGCAGGCTCTCACCCTGGATGGATTTCAGTCTGAAGTCTTTCCAATCTGAAACATCTTCCCTTGTCAGTTCGCTGAGTTTGATCTTTGCGATGGGGAGGGTTTTGAGATACTTGATCTTTTTACTCTCCCATTTTGCACAGGCTTTATTGAGGGTTACTTTTCTCTCATACCGGTCAAGTGCATCGGTGACGGTCTTGGCTGCATGGATGGTCTTTTTAAGGTCACCTCTTTCTATGTGGTACTCTATATCTGTAGCCCATTTCTCGGCGGCTGCCTTGGTTAGGAATGACTGAGTTTTACGTATCAACTCCTTTGTGTATGGGTCGGTTTTCTGGACGATTGCCTGCCACTTACCAGTGGATGTTTGCTCTACTTTAGCCATGATATTCTCCGGTCAAATTCGAGATAATGTATGAACAATGTAAATATAGTGTAACAAGTAACTTTAATCAAGTTAAGAAACAATTAACTAAGTTAAAATAGATTAAATAAATAACCAGTAAGATAATGACGGTAAGTGTATGAAAGTAAAAAAAGAATGTGCAAAAAAAAAGACTTACAACCGATTGGGTGTAAGTCTTATAGTTAATTCGTGGTGCCTGGGAGAGGCATCTGAACTCCCAAATAGAATCAGTATGTTACTCGTTAACGATGTGAGTTAATGTAAGTTAATCTTTTAACTTCAAATAAATTTTCTAGGACTTGAAGCGCACCCTGAACTATTGGCCAACACCACTCAAGCGTGGCTCAATAAAACCCGCCGCATGACGGTGACCACCGCCTCCATGAGACTCCGCAATCTTACCTACATCCAACCCCTCTGCATTCGAGCGTAAACCCCACTTACGGGTCTCACCATCCTCAAAGTAAAGGGCAGCAAACGGACTCCCTTTCGACAAGATAGCACCCGCCTCAGAAAACCACATCGGAGGACAGTTCAGCGCAGGAACCTTCACCTCATTAATCACAACCTCATGCTCACCAATGCGGATCAGCTCATTGATATTGGTCATCATGGCATCCAGAATAGCTCCACCCATTTGGATCATTCTCTCCATCTCATTAATGCAGTCGTCCTCCATAATGGACTGCCAGTCATCGAAGCGATAGGGTTGAGAGGAGAGGAAGGCGTGCAGCTCACGGCTCCCACGAAGGTTGAATCTCCACAAGTCACGATCTTCAATCATACGAACCATCATCGGTGGCTTCTCCCAGCCAAAGAAGGTCTCCCAAGTGATCCCGCAGCCGCTCTTGTCCATGTTGAAGTTCACAACCACGTTCTCGGGTAGATTAGTCAGGTTCTCCTGCACTGTCTTGTGGTGGTCCAGGATCAGAATGTTTTGAGCCTTGGCTGCCATCTGGACCAGTACCTCACGTTTGTAGGAGAAGTCCACCATCAGCACCTGTCTACCAGTAACGTCTGGGGGAGGGGAGCCATAGCTCCCCTGATAGAACTCAACCAGACCAGATCCGTAATGCATGCGTACAATCGTTGCTGCAGCCATACCATCCGCACAGTTGGCATGATAGATACAAAGTATTTTCATTGCTGGTGGCCTCTTTTGTTGTGGGCAATCTGTTCTTGATAGTCTCTGAGTCTCAGAAGGACATCCTTGAACCAGGCATCGGGGATTAGCCTATGAAGATCCCGGTATTCACTGTTTGAGAGGGACATCAGAACGGGAACTCCGTTAGGTCGCTGTCATTGACAGGAGCAGGGGGGGTGGGTAGAACAGCGATGGAGGTGAGGACTGAGGTGTGATTGAAGATGAGCCAGAAAGGCATCAATAGATTTACGTTTTGTATACCCACGAGACGTGTCATGATAGATGAAGTCGGGGCATAAAAGCACTCTGGCTGCAGAGACAATGGTGTCGATCTCTGCGCATGCTGCGCGTATTGCCTCAAGATTGTTGTGAAGGGTTTCAATTTCTCTGTTATTGTCTCTCAGCGTATCAACCATCGCACGGGCCTCATTCTGCGATTTGTCGAGTTCGTTGCGCATGAGGTGAAGCGTCTTGGTAAGACTTTCAATACGTTCCTCTAGTTCTGCATTTGTTGGTTTTTTCATTCGCTATCTCCTTGTAATAATTCTTTGTTTACTTTTTTTCCGCAGTCGGCACAGTAGGTGAAGTTGGGGGTGACCCTGAATATGTCGTAGCCGCAAAGGCAGAACAAGTGAAGCTCGCCCGGATGCAGCACAGGGTAGCGAAACCAGCCATGCATTCCTCCGCACTTGGGGCACTCAAGGTTGCCGTGATCGAGAGGGGCAACAGCCACCCACCCATGACCACATGCTAGGCAATATGCTTCACCTTCTTTGTGTGGACCGCGCTCTAACTTCTTGCCGTCTAGGCTGATAACCTCGCCCATTAGAATCCCACCAGCATTTGGGGGGGGTAGTCACAGTAGTTATTGGTGTCCTTCCTTCTCCATAGGTGAAGGCAGTAGGGGTGCTGATTGATGTACTCAACGCTGGTTAACCCGATTAATACAAATGCTATTGCCCAGTCACTCATTATCTGTCTCCTAAACTATGCCGTCTGTCCCAGTCCTCTTTGGTTTTACGGTGCCATCCTGTGGACCGTTTACCTTTGGCTGGGTCTGTAAGTAAGTCTTGCCCTTTTTGCATTCTGTTCTCTATCGTCCTTGGTTTTATTCCATGTGCTTTCCCAAGAATTCTCGCAGCTTCTGCCTTGGACGAATATGTGATGCTGTTATATGTATATGCTGCCAAATATCTGCTCCCTCTTTAATGGTCTTTAATCATTGTTCTCTCCAAAATCAGCTACGACACTTACGATTTTATTGTTCATGTTAGAAGTCCATTATCATCCAAGTACATAGTGAAACATTCACACACATCCTTATCAGTATTTACATAAGCATCTAAATATTTTCTAAACTTAATAGGATAGTCCTCTACTTTAAAATCTTCACGACCTACTGAACCATACATACTACGGGCTATCTCTGCATCCAAAGCATTCTCCATAAACTCGTTCATATCTTTAGATACTTTTTCCATGTTACTCATTCTTTAACTCTAATAGTTTTTTAACTTTACACTTATGCTTGTTAAATTCATCCATTTAGTAATTCCTCATCAATCTCAGTTCCCCACTTCGATGCAATTACTGCCAGTGTTATTGCTCGCTCTGGTGTAGAGCTGCGAATACTCGGAGAATCACAAGACTGCAGATACACTACTGCCTCAACCCATTCGGACTCATCTAATTCATCATGAACTTCATCTATAGAATACGTGTAAGTTACATCTACATGAAATCTCTTCTGAAGATCCATCGCTTGCTGACCGTTGTGACAGGGGTCGTATTCACTAAGCCATATCTTTTTCTTTTCAATCCAATAATCAACCGCATCTACAGTGTCGTAATGATCTCCGAATTCACGCTTCTTTAACTTCCACTGTGCCTTAGCTGCAAGGCGATTGATTTGCTGCACTGTTAGTCTGTCTATGTGTTTCATTTATCATTCTCCTGTATTCATTGGTGGCTCAGGCAGTGATTGCCAATGTGATATATCACACGATAGGTAACCTATCTCACCAACATCACTATCAGCCCATACAGATCCGTCCTCAAGCGCAATATAACCTGAGCAGATGTAATACTCATTATTAGCTAAGGGGAAGCAGAGCATTGCCTTTTCATCGATAGGGACAGGTTTATCTTCTACGCTAATCCAACCATCCTGATATTCACGTAGGGCTTGAATAGCATCATTTCCTTGTGTGAATGCGTCTGTATCACAAGGGTCGATGTGACTCATAGCAACTAATAGAGCATCAATCGCTTGTTTAATTGTTTGGTTGTGTTTCATAATAATTATCTCTCTATTAGCTTCAGCCTAACTATGCGTCAACTCATTCTTCTCTAGTATCATCCGCATGTTGTTGTATCTCCTCTAGCCTGTCTAGTGATATTGCTGCGTATTTGGTCATATTTATATTTCCGTATAGTCCACTGTTATATTACTTTTACACATGTGCCAAACTTGCTAAATACATCCACAAATCTGGCACTGTCTTTACCCCAAAATACTGTGCAACAGGCCATGCTTGCACCTTTATTATTCACATTCCCATTTATCATAAAACGAAGTCTTGTATCGGCTAAAAAGCATATTGCATTAGCAGTAAATACCGATTTCTTCCAGTGCTTAGTGTTCGGTGCGACTGGTATTAACGCAATAACATCCCCCTTCGCATTCGCGCACTTCTTTAACCAATCTGCTATCCCAAATCCGTAAGGTGGGTTTACAAATATGGTGTTATATTTATCCCAGTCCTCATCAAGCCCACCGCTGTGCAGTTCAACATCAGCACCAACTATCGATGAGCTATTTGAGCATGGGTCAAATTCTATCCTCCCAAGGGCATCTCTCACAGCGTCTACATACTTTGGGGGCGTGTTCCAATCCGTAGAACCAGTGTTTACTTTTCTCCCAGCCGTCATAACAATCTCCAAAACGTAATATAACAAGTCGCTCAACACGGACCACAAACAAGGAGCCGTTTGTGTCCGGTTAGCTTGGCGTTAGACATTCCAATCATCACCACCGGGTAATGCAAAACGTTCACGGCTTCCAGTCTTTTCACGAATAAGCTTGTCAAAGAACTCTCTTTTAGTCATTAGGCGAAAACCCTCTGGCATTTCTTCATTTTCAAACTTTTTTAACGCTGCTTGCATGTCCTCTTTGGTTGGAAACTCACCATTCCTAAGCCCGTAAGTTACTGTCCCAAGTTGTGAAGGGTCATCAATGTTAATAACGCTAATTTGCATCTCTATTTCAATTGGAGCTTTTAAAATAAAACCTTCCATTTCCTATCCTCTCTGGTAATGTCTAACAACTAGTTCAACTCGACTGGCGATAAACGCCAGCAAGTTAACAAAGGCGTTAGACGGCACTGATGCGTTCCTGTGCTATCTTGAAATATTCCTGATCAAGCTCTATCCCTATGAACTTTCTGTTTAGGTTTTTTGCTGCCACTCCTGTTGTTCCACTACCCATAAATGGGTCAAGCACAGTCCATCCCTCATAGGAATAATAAGTTATACACTTTGTTGGTAACTCTAAAGGAAAAGGTGCTGGGTGTTTATTCGTTGTATCAGGTTGCATTTCCCAAACATTAC